TATTACTTAACGGCAGAAGGTAGGGTTCCTCTTTTCATCCCGTCGGACTAGCCGTTAATTCCTTTTGTTTATGTTACCTTACCTGCTGGCGCACCATCTTGGCGCAAACCTTGAGGTGACGTTGGACTACCACCCGCACCTATCTGACCAGTCATTTGATTTACGTCTACTCCGGCTTGCGACATAAGCATTTGCTGCACTAGAGCAGACACAGTATCAGAACCTTCTAGTCGATCCATATCAGGAAGTTCAATATCATTTGACTTTGCAATTTGTGCAAGCATAGAACCTAAGTTCTTTTCACCAAGAATCTGGGAGAAGAGTGGGTTTGCTGTAACTTGTAAGAACTCTACTTTACGTTGAGCTTGTTGCTCTTTAGCAAGTAGTCCCGCAACACCTTTAGCAACAATCCTAGCATCACCTTTTACAGTATCATCTTCTGTAAACTTCATAATGTAATCATAACACATCTGAAGATAGGGTGTAAGAATGTCGTCGTCGATGTTAGCCACAACTGCCTTAATACTCCGAGACGCAGCAGCAAGTAGTTGTGTGAACACAGTAGCAGTCCCAGCAGTTACTCCTGACTGGCTAGCACCCTGCGCATAGGCAGGAACCGTCATTTCATCTAACAGTTTACCAAAGAACTGCCATGCAGCAATAAGCTCCCCTGCGTGCATTTGAGGTTGATAGTACACAACAGCAGGGCCTTCGTTCTTCATTTGCATAGATGTAGATTCAATCTGTCTCCAAGGATAAATAGGAGATTTGTTGTCTACCCTATCTTTGTCAATCTCACACATGGGTCCAGAAGCAATCGCAATGTTGTTGATAAGTGCTCGTGTAATAGCGTTAAGTGCGTCCTCTATTGGAGCAGCAATATCAAAAAGACCCTCCCCCCAAATCCACTCAGGATTCTTTGCCCATGAAGAAACGTGATAAGGCTTACGTCCTAAGTTATCTGGGTTAATTACGGCCTTAATAACGTGATCCCCAATTTTCCAGCAATTTGTTTGATACTGGACAGCGGGATCAATGTTTCCTTCAATGCCCCATTCAATGAGTAATTTGCCGGGAACTGTTCCCCAAAACTCTTGAGCAAGAATCAAGTCAGAACTTAGATCAGCGTTGTTCTGTGTAGGTGGGTGTGTTTGGTGTGTAAGGTTCTTTTCTTTTGTAACTTGTTTTACTGCTGTTTCATCTTCAATAGTAAACCATTTGCCTTTTAAAGAACCTTTAGCATATTTATCTAGTACAGCACGTATTTCATCATTAGAGTAGCCCGGAACATCTATTAAATCCGCAATGGCTTGTTTGGATAACTCGTGAATCTCAATAACATCTCCATCGTTTATGGTACGCATACCTTTAGATGGAAAGAAGTTGAACGGGGATACACAGTACACATCTGTAACTAACGTATCTGTAGTCTCAAGAACGTATCCTTGTTCTGATGCAACCCAAGTTTGTTTCTTTTTCTTTGTAAGGACGGGGCCTTTTATGATACCTGCTTTTAGTCGAATGAAGTAAAACAGGAATTCTTTGAAGGCATTGTTCCATCCACCCTCTTGGTTTTGATCTCTGATAAGAAGTTCAGCTCGTTTGCATCGTTCTTTGGCTTCTTTTTGTAAATCCTTTTTTGCTTTATCCAGATTCTCTTGATAATATTCATTCATCATCCTTGAAATCTGTTGAGGGTCAATAATCTGACCGGAAGCTAGTAGCTGCTGTTCTACTTGAGCAGCATACATTCTAGTATCTTGAGCTATTTGTTCTTGAGTTTGGTCAGGTAAATCAGATACAGCAGTAGGTTCAAGACTCCAAGGAAGGTCTGTATCTCCTCTGTAAATATCCTTAATCCAAGAATCTGCTGATCTAGCTTTATTCTCTGAAGAGCGTATATACGCTTCTGAGCCTTTAAAAGCACGAATAGCAGTAAGTTTAGTTGGCTCGTACTCCCCACGAACTCGCCGTAAGATATTTACCATGTCTAAACGTATTTGCTTGTTATCCCGCTGATTTTGTTGCCACACATTGTGAATGTGAACAGCAAGCTTTTTAATGACTTGATTTTCTTCTTTAGGTTCTACAACCGTTTTGCGAAGAAACTCTAAATCAGCTTCAGGATTTGGTACTGTTTCAGGCCTAGTTACTGGCAGAGCCATTTTTTAGTTTCCTTTGCTTTGCTTTAGCTTTTTCTTCAGGAGTAATTCCTAAAACTCGTTCAGCATTAGGAGAAAGCTCAGTTGGAGAATCATTTCCTACTGCACGTTTAGCTGTAGTGATGCCGCCTTTAATTGCAACTTCCCCTACACCCTTTACATCGTTCCAAGCCTTTTCTAATCTATCTTTTAAAGATGCCATTATAAACCCTCAATAATCAATATAAAATTTTATGCAAAATATTGGATAGAAATGTACAAAGATTTTCCTGCTCCAGCCACAATAGGAGCACTAACGCCCGTAGTTGCGTTAACAATGTAAAGTATGCTTTCTCCAGTAGATGCCATTGCTGAAAGAGGATTAACCCCTAATCCATCAGATACGACTGATCCTATTGCAATTGCTGTTGGAATAATGGATATAGGTAATCCAGAGACGGTCATTGAGCCGGAGGCTCCGGTTGTGTTTTTACCAGAAAACGGTATAGTCAATGAAACTAATCTACCTATTTTAGTATAAAAACCAGTTGTCTGAATTTGAGTTGTTGGTGGTGTATCTGCGGTAAGAATTGCTAAAAATGTCCCTTCTTCGTAATCATCCAAAGTATTCGGATCAGCACTTGGAACCTGCACAGCAGGAAAAGTTACGTTACCTACGCCGGGAACAGTAATATTAGTAGAACCATCAAACTCTACGCCATTAATTTCCGCGGATACTGCTGAAGGGGCTGCTAAATCTGCAATATCTTGGGCAGTGGTCTTTACGTTCTTTCCATCTTTCCAAAGAGCTACTACTTCAGTACCACTTAAAGTACCTGCTGATTCTCTTGCTGAGAAATTATCTGATACTCCCATTGTATCTCCTTTAGTGTAAATTCTTTAGTTTATAAATTGTCTTTAAGTACATGGCTTCAAGTTCATCCAACAGGTTTTCAATAGCAGAAACGTCACAAGAAATAGATTCTCGGTTTTCACAAAGCCACTTAGCTTCCTCTTCAACGTGTTTTACAATATCTTTAGGAAGAGTAGCCTTTTGAGTACGTAAGCCTTGTAAAAGGCCAAATTTACCTTGATAAACCTCTACAATCTCGTCAATTTGACCCACAATCTCGTCGTACAAACCACCTAAAGCTTCGTGTGCAGCATATGATTTAGTGTTCCAATGAGCAAAGTGAAGTAGATTTCTAGTAGTAAATGCCCTTGAAATTAGATCGTTAAGAGTTCCAGTACCTTCGTACTCTTCTTTTTCGACTTCTCGTTTAGGAACTTTAGAAAGACCCTCTTTTAAAACCCCTTTGAAATCCATAATTATCTCCTAATTTTAGATACAAGCTCTAAGGTACTGCGAAAAATCTACTACTTTGTCTTTTTGGCGCAAATCCTGCGGGTATTGCCAAACAGTTGTATTCATTGAATTTAAAAGGTACCTGCATGCGTCTAATAAATGGTCATTCTTTTTAACAATTTTGCCTTTATCATCTCTGTGATAAAGATTAAGTTCTTTTATTATACTCGTACAGCTAGAAAATATCTTTAATCTGCCTGTAGCTAGTCGTTGCCAAACTTCGTATATACCTGCCTCAACTGCGTTATCCGCTGGATAGATATTTAATCCTTCTTTTTTGTACAGTGCGTACAGATTTTGACCATCAATCTGAGAACGTCCTCTTGCTGCTGGATCAATTACACCTCTTAGCCACTCTCCCCTAGCTTTTATTGCTTGAGCGTGGATAATAGGTTCTGCTTCCCCTTGTTTGTGCTCTGAGTGAATGTACACTACATCATTTTCTCTGTCCCACGCTCCAAAGGCAACGGCGGTGTTGTTCCAGCCGACGTCCATTCCGTACGCCCGCATCCAGTGTTTAGGTACTTTAAAGTCATCTACAACTACAGTACGAATATCTACAGGATAAATACGTCCTGAACCAACAGTAGGCTCTCCTTTTGACCGAGCATCCCTTAATTGTGGGGGAGTAGCTGCTAACATCTCCTCTTTCATTTCTTGAGAAATGTGTGGAACATCGTCCCAAGAAACAGTAGTTATGTGTTTTGGATACTTAACATCTGTCTCTTGGCTGTTGTCCAAGAAATTAGAAACAAGTTCGGTTAAGCCTGATAGAGGAGTGAACGTAAGAATAGCAGAACCACCTGTGGTCATCAATCGAACCAACGCCTCCCCATAAACCTCTTGGGGGCACTCCTCGTCAATCCAAACCCATGATACCTCTGCACCTTGCCACGCTTGCCTACCTTGATCGTACGTCTTTAGTACTAACGTAGAGACTCCCCCTGATACGTGTCTTACTCGTATGGTTTCTATTGCATCGGGTACGTTACGCCTAGTCTTTGTATCGACTATTAAATCCTTTGGGATCATTCCTGAACCGAAGTCACCAATGTTACCTAGCAGCTTATTTTGAATAATATCCCTACAAGTAGACGCAGTATCTCCACCAGCCCAAGCTAGTATTGGGTGACTAAATCTTTTACCCTCCCACCAATCCGGGTACATACCTGTTAAGTGACAGGTTGTTTCAAAAGCCCCTGCTTCAGTCTTTCCAATACGGTTTCCAGCAATGAACCCTCGTTCCCTGTAAGAAGACCCTGCTGCAAAGAACTTTAAGTGTTTAGGATACAGTTCCCTTCTGTACGGACCAGAATCAGGAAACATGCTTTTAAACTTGTTGTACTTCTCTTCGTTTGCTACTATCTCAAGAGCTTCTATTAACTCTTTTTGTTCTTGTTCGTTAAGCTGAGACGCATATACTTCGACCAAGCTCTTTGTTAAAGAATCTAACAAACTCATTTATAGCCTCCTAGGATTGTTTTCTTCCACCAACCCTAGTGATGGTATTTGGACTGCTTCCAAAATCGTTTCTTGGGCTTGCTGGACCCCTTCCTTTTGAGTTATTTGATCTAATACGTTAGCGTTT